CCTTTGACGCCGCAGCCGAGGCAGTTGAAGGCGTCGAGCCGGTAGGACACGGCGGCTGAACGAACCGTGTCTGTGTGGAAGGGGCATAGGCATTGCACCCATTCCTTTCCGCTGTCCGGTGGCGGCTCCCACCCAGGCTGTAAATATCGGATAACCCTAACTACCAATGTCAAGTCATCACCACGTCAATCAACTGTATGCCGATGTAGTTTGTGTATGCCGGCGGGATAGCCTCAGCAATCTCCTTCTTCACCGAAGTCCAACTGATACCCATAGCGTCCTGCCAATCCTTCACCGATCCTTTACCCCCTCCATCTCCGTACACGGCAACCATGTCACCTGGATAACAGATGCCGTGCCGCCAACCAGACACCCGATGCCCCTTATGGGAAGGGTGCGGTTGTTCCATAGCGGTCCAGCCACCTAGCTCAAACTTGCGGTGTCGGAATACTTTAAGACCGAACATCAGACCGCACAGAAGCAAATCCTGTCGCATGTCGGCACCGATCACGTTCTCGATCACATACGGCTTCCCGATGCTGTCCAGTAGCGCCCTGGTAGGCGGGAGTAGATCGGGATAGTTTTCCACCCGGTTGTTGGTGCCTGATGACAACGCCGAGTAGCGTTGGCACGGTGGGGAGGCGTGGATGGCGTCGTATTTGTGCCCGAAATTTTCTAGGAACTCCAACGCATCCATCTGGATGAACATTTGTCCGATGTAGTTGGGTTGCGGTGCGATATCTACACCTGTCACATCGAACCCTGCATCTATGTACCCTTTCGATGCCCCTCCTACACCGCAGTATAAATCCAACAGCTTCATTATACGTTGATAACCTCTCAATGTCAAGTCTGTTTGTCGGGTGTGATCCTTATACCTAGCATCTGTACAGCAGGCGGCTGCCGTAGGTAGGTTGCAGCCCGTTCGAGAGCTTCCGGCTCATCTCGAAGATGACCGAGGACATTGCGGTTGCAACTGGTACAGAGAAGTCCTCTGACAGTTCCAGTGGCGTGACAGTGATCCACACTGAGCCGCTTTCTTTTTCCGTTAGCTCGACGGCAAATGAAGCAATAACCTTCTTGGTATTCATAGATGCCCCAATACTCTTGCTCTGTGATTCCGTAGGTTTCCCAAATCCGTTGCGCCCAAGTAACACTCGAACGCGCTCGACGTTTCACCCGGTGGTGTGTGGCGCAGCGCGGACCTGGGTGTGGTGCCTTCCGGGCGGTGGTGATGCCTTCGTCGGAGCAGTCAACACACCGTTTGCGTCGGGCTTTCACATTGGCCGGCGGATACCTTTTCCTAGGTGTCACCGGACTTCCCACCACACCATCACCGCGCTGGTGAGGATGAAAACACCTAGCAGAATCAGGAAAGCCCCATCGAAAGTCAACTCTGATCCTTAATCTGCATCGTGTCACCGAAGAAATCCAAACAAACAAAGTCATAGCCAGAAGGATTAGCTTTACCGGCACGATTTTTCACAGTTGACACCCGTAAAGAATCAGGGCCTAACTCGTCATTCGCCTTATGCAACGTCAACACCAACTCCGGTACACGGGCGATCTGCCCCTTAACACCCGACAGCGGGATCGGTGCTGCGGCATCGTTATACGGGCCGGTCACATGATGCAAACCCACCACACACGAACCTGTTTCACGGGCCATGCCGTGCAACTCATCCATCAACGCCTCCAAACCGCTAAAAGGGTCGTCATCGTTATCCACCGACCCGGTACGCACGTTCGTCACGTTGTCCACAACAATCAACGCCGGATAGGTGTGATAAACCTCGAAGTAGGCCATCAGCGAGGTTTGAATATCTTGGAGTTTTGGTGATGCGTTGTAGTTGAATCTGATGGGCACATCTACCACATGTTTTGCTGCATCACCTAGATCACCGGACCTGACGATGTTTTTCGTTTTCTCCAACTCCCACCCGGTTGTTATAGACAGGAGTCGGGACAGTTGTGTGAAGGCGTCGGAGTCAGCACTGAAGTAGTAGGTTGTTGCCCGTGATCGCGCCGCGTAGCTGAGTACGAGGGCTGACTTACCTACTCCCGGCCCTGCACACACAAGTGCTAGCTGCCCGCGGAGGAACCTTGTCCCTTTTGCTTCCAACGCTTTCCACACCGGTGGTAGTGGGTCACCGGCGTGCCCTTTGATCGTGAGGGATTGCAAAGGTGTATAGATGGTGTGTTCCTCTCAATGTCAAGTTGCGTAGTCGCAAGCCCACGACACGTCACAGAACCTGCACTTGGATGGTTCTGGGTCTGCATCAAATCTGCCGGCGACAATGTTGTCCTCTAGTTGGCGGAACGCCTGAGAGACACGCTCGCGGGTCCACTCCCCGATCTGGTATGGGTAGGTGGGTTTCCCCGTTTTTCCCATCAGGTAATCCCCTATCTGCGGCGGCTCGATACCGTAAGTCTCAGCCAAACCTACCGAATACACCCCTAGCTGGAAGTCGTCACCTGGCTGGTTACCTGTCTTCAAATCGCGGACGATCAACCCTTCCGTGGGGTGTTCGATGATCGCGTCGATGAACCCTCTGACCTGAACACCGTCCAGGTCGATATCGAAACCTATCTCGATACCCGGTGTGCCATCGGGTGCCACCCAGATAACCTCTTCGGGATGCTTCTCATACCATCCGATGAGTTTGTCGATCTGCTCCAAACCTATCAGATATCTTCTCTCAATGTCAAGTTGACCGCCGTAAGGACCGGACTTAAACCACGCCTCAAAGTTAGGTGTGGTTTCGCAAGCCTGGTTGATGTGCTTCTCATACGATTCAGTGAACACCACTTTCGTCTGTTCGGCGGTCATGGTTCGACCGGATTTCTCCCAAGCCTCTATCGCCTCATGTTCAGCGGAGCCTTGACCTAGCCATGCGGCGGGCCGTGACCAAACTTTGTCAAGCCTCGACAGTTTGTAGGCCATAGGGCAGCGTTCGTACAGTTTCAGTTGCGACACCGAACGATGCTCAGACACCTAGCCCCCCCCCGCGATTGTGTGGTGGATAACCTCTGCTTCACCGAACAACATCCCATCATCTTCAAACCTTGTGCGGTAAACCTCGATCAAACCTTTCGTTGCGATGTGATCCATGACCGGCTTGTAAATGTCGTCTGTGTCTTTCACCAAGACACTTCGGTATACCACCAAACCTTCCACATATTCGTATGCGTGGAGGATGTGAGGGTGGTTTATACGCAAACCTGGGTCTAGGGCTTGCTGAATGCTCATTCAAACCTTTCAGGGCAGAGTGGGTGGTAAACGCCAGATAAGTCGGCCTTCATCTGTCAACGTCGTGTACTCGTTGACCCGGATTATTAAATCTCCGTCAGCTTTCCGCCGTTTACGGTAGGCGAAACCTCCGGTGTAAACCCCGTCGTACGGCGGGATCGTCGGGTCGAACTCCAACACGAACCCTTTTTCGATCCAGTGGTATAGCGCCCTGACGCGGCGCATCTTCAACTCGCTCATCCCTTTACCGCCTGTCGCTACCCACTCCCCCCAGTCTCTGATGTTTCTGTACGCGGTTGCCTGGGCCATACTTGCCGGCACTTCCCACGGGAAATGCTTCAACACTTCTTCTCGCGGGCTTGTTTTCCCGTTGTATGTTTTCTTGTGCCACGACACAGCTTGCCGTGACACCCCGAACATTTCAGCAATCTGCGACTGGTTTAAACCCTTGGCTTTCAAATCTTCGATGATAGCCAGAGTCAATTCCGGTTTATCCATGCTCATTTCTTCTCAATCCCCCGACAATGGTTTATCTAACAACCACATAATATGCGTTTGGTTTACTTTTGTCAAGTCTGACGCAAGTTTCGGGGCTGTTTGGTGGCGACAGAGTACCCTGCCACCGATGCTGTGTCAAATCTTAACTAGATCACGTTCGGGGAGCCACTGCACCACATCCGCTGACCACTGGACGCGGGCGAAACCTCCCCAAACCTCTGTTACTGACCCGTGGATCGGCCCTGGACCGACTGTCACGGTGTCACCTACCCTCAGCCTTGTCTCTGCCAATGTCAAGCCTTTCGCAGACCATCAACGAACAGAGCCAAAGCTTTCCCCACCATGTCGGGCAGGTCAGCGCCGTAGGCGTCGTAATCAACCACGTCAACGATTGAATCGACGCCAGACCATCCTTTGTCTTCGCCGGCGTCAGGGTAAACCCCGATAGACCACCCCAAAGCTCTAGCGTCATCACCCCAAAAATTGTTGTAGTTGTCCACATACGATTCCGCTTCAAGCCTTCTACGGAAACCACACAGGCTCTCGTCGGTAGCGACAATCCAATGCCCAGTCTCAAGCCTAGCCTCTAAAGCCATACAGCCACCACCTGTATGTACCTCGGTGAAGCTGATGCCAAACCTTTCTTTCACTGCGTCAAGAATTTCCTGTACCTCACTCATTGTCAAACCTTCTCTACTTGAAAGCAAACTGAATCCTCCAAATACGTCTGTTCCCACCCAGACGCAGTGCGGAAACCAAGACTGTCCAAAGCTTGCTCCCAGGGAAGCTCCATCATGTCTGAGTCGTCCTCCCAATCTTCCGGGTATCCCAGAGGGATATCCATCAAGACTTCTCCAAACTCCCGGTACCCTGTGTCGTCGTATTCCTCAGTCTGGATAATCAAACCGGGTTGACCATTCCAGATACCGACCAATGCCCATAACCTTGTTTCCATCATCAAACCTTTCCGTAGTATCCGATGTACTGGTAAACCCCGCGGGCATCAACCCTCACAATGAAGTCAGGTTCCTCAAACCCATCAGCACCAGAATCAATCAACCCCTCAAGCCTCTTGAGACCACGGTACATCCGGACGATGGCCTTGGTCACGCTCTAACCTCTATCGTTTTCCGACGAAACCCACACTGGAAACTCCGCATAAGCGTCTAGTCCGTTATGAGCAACGCTGCGATTATGGTGAAAAAACCATACCTTGCCAATTTTTCGCTCATCAGACCTTACAAGCGACTCAGCATGAACGCCAGAGCTTAAACCACCAGAATAAGAGCAATAACCTGTCTCACCTAAGTAGAACCTGCCTGATCTACCTGTATCAAGTTGAACTACCGTAGGGAAAACGTGTGTGATTCGGCTGTAAGTACCATCGGGTAACTTAACCCAATCACCCTGCTTAGGGTACGTTTTAGTGTCTAAGCCAATTTGCCTTTCCGCTAGTATAGCCTTGTCTTTATCGTCTAGTTCGCTCATATCTTTCAAAACTTCTTCCTCTGGAATCGTTGCACGGATAAGCCTAGCCAAATCCTCTGCCGGAATGCCGGCACCTACAGTGACGTTAGAGTCTACCGGGTAGGGGTTGTTACTCATACTCAAACCTCCCACGAATTATACTGAGCACCACGAAACATCGCCCGAACATACTCGGCATGTTCACCACAAACCGTCAAAACAACATCACTCCCATTCCTACGATAGTTACGGGTAGCTGGTTTGTCGCAATCTTCCCAACGCATTTCACATTTCATCATTCAAACCTTTCGACGTATAACCCACAGTATACCGGACAAACCTACCAACGTCAAGCCTCACTGATGGTGTAACCATCATTCCAATCCACGACGTAACCCATATCTACTAGCCACGACTCGGCATCATCAGCCATACCGTGTAGCTGCTCAAACCTCTCCCATTCATAACCGCCGGCATCATCAGCTAGAACCGCGTCATACTCCGCTATCAAACCCTCAAACCTCCCATTACCAGTCACGTCGAACGCATCGACAAGCAATTGCCTTAACAATTCCTCTACCGTGCGATGCGATGCACCCTCACGCGAAACGATAACCTTATCCCAATTCAAATCTTCCATAACCCGCCAATCCTCTCGTTGCCTCAAACCTTTGTTAACGTGGTATCCGCTAGCGCCGGAACGCCGGCGATCAAGCCTTACCCTCAACAATTCCGGCGATGCCTTACCGGGCATCAAACCTCTCCCCATAATTCAAACCTCAAACCTTAGAGTGAATCAAGCCTTACAACGTCACAACAGGTTGCACAACGGAGAATCGCACGTATCACACCAATACGTGCCAAACATAGACCAATGCCCGTTGTGCGGCGGTTCATCAGCGATACTCTCGCACCAATCACAGAACACACCATTACCGTTAACCCGGTTACCGCAATCACATTTCAACATTTCCAAACCTATCTATAGTCATTACGTCACGTGATGAATCAAACCTAACCTATCCCCTACCTATGTCACCGTTGCACGGGTAGGGTACCAACGTCAAACCGCTAAACGTCGTTGCTACCGTCGTCGCTAAGCGACTCTAAAATATCGTTAGCAATAGACACGGCTAGCGCATCCGCAATCAGGTACAGCCGTAACCGTGCGCGATCCTCCATAGAAGTGCCGGCGTTTTCACACTCTAAGTCCCTAGCGTCATCGTCCCACGTGTACGCCGCGGTACCGATGAATTCCTGCCACAACGTCCACGTGTAAACGTCGGGCGCGTTATCGGCTATCTCGTGACGTGAACCGGAGTAATCCTCAACTACTTCCCGTTCCCAGTCATCCGCAGATATCTCGTCGGTCAAACCGACGATTGCATCCCTAACAGACGCTAAAAACGCCTGAGCGGCATCGGTATCCACCCGACAGTCCACTCGGCTAGCCAACGTCCAAACCGGCTCCCCGTGGATATCTGCCAACGTGCCCGCGTCATACTTCATAACCATCACATAACCTCTCATAGTTGAAATAGAACGTGCCCGTGCCCGGTCCGATACCGGGCGCACACCGACAAGCGGCACGGGCTACCAACGTCAAGCTAGCAACGCGCTAGCGGTCAACGTCAACGTCACGGTCAGCGTGTCCCACGAGCCGCGACTAAGCGTAACCGTCTGACCGTAGTTGCCCGCGATATACGCCGCTACAGCCTTAGAACCGAACTCAACCGCGCTACAGTCGATAACCGTCGGATACTCCCCACCGCAATCACTGAGAGGTAGATAGCCGCCAAACGTCAACGTATCGACTACCTCGCTGGCGTAGTCGGTGAGATCGCTACGGGAGTCAAGCTCTAGAGCATCGGCTACGGCGCTGAGAGTATCCATACGACCGTACAACTCCCAATGTTCGGTAATCATATTTTGCTCTACCTGGGAGTGTTCATCGTCCGACAGTAGCGGGTAATTCTCCAGCGACTCGATAACGTCGATGAGATTGCACGGCGCTACCTCGTCCAACCGTAGACCGATGCTATCGACGTTGAACCACGTACCGGTAAACAAACCCTCTACATTTGCCCAGTCATCGGCTAGGACGTTGTAATTAGCTACCGATACGGTGTCGTCGTAACCGTGGCACTCATTTTTCATAGCCAGACGGAATACCAGTACCGGGCCGTCGGTTCGGTAGGTGTCCTCTACCGTGGCAACGGAGTCGATACAACTAGCGCCGTTCGGTTTGTCCCACGCATCCCCATACGCCGCCGTCAGTACCTCGCGTACTGTCATGCCCTCAGGTTGTCCGTCACCGTACCGGCAATCATCTATGAACGTTTTACCCATTGTCCTATCTCCAATCGTTGTTTGGTTTGGTAAAGCAAACCGGACTAGGTGAATCACCTAGACCGGGTAACGCTACCAACGTCAAGCGTGACCGCGCCGAGTAGCGCACCGTGACGCAAGCTCAGCGGTAAGGGTATCGAGCAAACCCGCGATATCCCTATCGGACAGAATGACAGCGGCATGACGTTTCTTACCGTCATGGCCCACAACGGTAAACCGGATAGCGTCACTATTCTCAGATTCTATAAGCAAACCGTGTGGCGTACCGGTAGAGCTAACCCCCGTGCGCAGTGCGATGGTTTCACGTTTCATTTCAG